CCGGATGTTTGCATCATTTTTCAATGCGTCTTCGCCTCTCATGGCGGACTTAGTGGCAGGCGATATGTAATATACGCCCGACCGCAGGTGGCTCCTAAGAACAACACCCGCATTGGAAAAAGACAAACAGTTGGTCAGTTTGCCTTGGTTAGTGTCGAAATAAAATTAACTGCATTATTTGTTAATGCCTTCACGACGAAGTTTGCTACGCCGGATTGTATCATTTATTGGGACACGGTGAATGATGATTATGAATTGAATGTCGAATTGCCTGTGGAATTTATAGTGCTGGATGGTAATCCAGCGTTAAACACCAAATTAATAGCATTGTTTAACACTGACTAAGCATAAGAATAAATGTATGTTCCAGGTTCTAGTATATTGTAAGTGCATTCATTCAGTTGATTCACAACATCTTATGACTGCGAAACACTATCCTGAATAGTATTGGTCTAAGGAATTTATAAACCTTAAACGACACCTTAAGAAACTAAAGCACCGACTTAATTTTATGGTACAGGTGTAATTAAGTCTATGTTATAGTCAATTAAAATGACGCCCGGGGACGATGCTTATGATGCGTTTAAAGCAATCACTAGGATCCGTCCTACGTCGTAAAACTTATCGTCAATAACTTATTGTTGATTTGATCTTACATAATATTCTTTTTAAACGGACAAACACTCTTTTGATATAACAAGAGTGCAATCCTTATAAATTGGGGATTCGACTTTGAATTAGTTGCAATAAATATCCTTCATTGTAGCTGGTAGAGCATTTGAAGTATCTCTCTAATATATCATTATGATCTGACCTGTTGCTATAGTTGGCAATTAGGTCTTGTAAATGAATTTTAGCGTCTTAAAACGGTACATATCGAAAGATGAGGCTATCGAAGATAACCATGGTGATGTTTTGTACTAACCTGGGTTCAGATTTATATCCAATAATATCTAAAACGGTTATACTGTAACAGGAAGTGATGATACTGCTTCCAAATTACTTAAATTCATCTATCTCAACATACTCATCTTAACTTTAGATGAATAATTTATCGGGACAACTTTTTCAACCCGCCTATACGCCTGGCGTTTATAGACCTTAGCGCGTGGTCTTTGGGGTTAACGAGGGCGTTTGCCGCCCTTTTTGGTCATCGCTGATTTTGTTTTTCTTGGCATTTTTAATACGCAGGTGATAAAGTCACAATTTTTTGCATTGGGTTAGCTAAAAACCATGAAATGTAATTTGAATGAAGATCTTACTTATAAAACTAATTCATACGATGAACATCAGTTGGTTCATGATTTTTATAAAATTAGTTCTCATTCACGAACTTCTTCATCTGATCTTTGTTTAGACCAAGATCATTTATATCACTTTAGGGGACGTATTTGTTGAATATATCAAATTTTGATCCCCACGACTTGATTGAATGTAATCTAGCCTGCATATGTTATAATGCTGTTAAAGAACCGTCAGTATATCTACCTGACATCAGCGCACGCAACGGCAATCTGCCTACCGTCCAGCCTCTATGTGAAGCAACTATCGCTTTAGATAAGAATGTGGCCTCGTTTTGATTTATTTCAACGATTTTGGCCTGTTAACCCAGAGCAGCTTTGTCAAATGCTCCGCGAACGTATACTCGTTCGTACATTCTTTTTAAAACGATGTCCTCGTGTTTTGGATCAAACCATACCGACGCATCGTCGCCGGCTACCCATATGACATGGTCGAAATCTAAACCGTCCATAGCCCACCTTAAATACATAACAACTCTCAATGTGTTACCAAAAGTTGTTTTTGTGGCGCTACCGCTTGGGACCGTTCCTATGACGCTTCCCTTAGCTATTATTCCTGTTTTGCTGCGAATTACGTATTTTATATTTACGTCAAGAAGTGCTTTTATTAACGAGCACTTTAACGACTCGGGAATGTGTAAATATCTACGCATTTTGGTTATGATTTAATCAGCCAAAATTTTTATGTAAACATTGTCAACTCCTTCAATTAAGTCGGCGAATTATGATGAATCATGTCCAGATGTGTCTGCTGCGAATTGTGCGTATTTTAAAGGTACTTCTGATTTGAGTTTCTCTTCTAAACCGCCGCACGACAAACCATGTACAAATGATGGAAGTACTGGTTTCAAAGATGCTATCAAATAAGCATTAAAATATCCTCCTAGTAACATAAGAGTTGGATCTTAACACCATATTGACCTGCATCTATCAGGGCATAAATTAAATTCGTCCGCATCAACGATCTCTTTTTTCACATTCAGAGTCATTTAGTTTTTAACTTTCCCAGCGAGAACAGCTTTGTTATAACCGTTCATATACATCACACGTTTTGATTCAGGAAACTTTGATAAATATTCCACTAATGTGATTTCAACTAGGTCTAAATGATGGACAGCTTATTTTGCCAATCGTTTAACTTATTTTTTCGCGAACTTGAGGAATGCGATTTTGTTTTCGACATCAGCGCCAGTTCTGACTGCGCCATGTCTACCATGACACGCATACATTATATTAACAGGGCATTGTGCCCACGTCATTGAATGTACAATGTCCGAACCTATAATAATGGTTGGACCTGATTATATGTACCTATTCAATTTTGTTTTGCATGTGCATAATTATTTGAGGGCTTGATACATAGACATATCTTTTTTGACAATGTCTTTTGTTGAGGCTAGCGCAGATTCGCCTTTCCTGTGTACATCAGCGTTGAACCTTTATTCGTTCATGTGTGCGTTGATGACTGGTTGGCTTGCGTGAATTATTACCTCGTTATAGGATTTAGGATCGTTTGATGCTTCAGGTAGACCTCCGCCAAGCAATCCGGGTTAATGCACACCGTCTTGCTTTCTTTAGTCTTTATGTTATCTATACCTGTAATAAAAAATTCCTCCGAGTAATGCTAACACTGATGTTTTAAATAAAAATGATTAAATTTTCAGTGCTCTTGGAGTGGCTAATTTATCGAAATAATAAATTCCGAACGTCCTTACATATCTCCAAGCATCTACATAAAAATTGGCGTACTGTAATAATGAATCTTTGATGAAATTTAATACAAAGAATGGCTTGTCTATCGCGTGCACTACGAATGCTGTGCTCAACGCTCTAAATACATAGCGATGAGATACAACTCGAAATGCGGTTGAAGCATAGCCCACAACTTAATGCAGGCATTGTACCAGCACGTTCCGATGTGGAACGGCGCCGACGTTGTACTAATGAATATACGTATTAGTTTTTAATTCGGCGTCCCTGTTTATGTTATATGTTTGAATCATGGCCACATGTAATGCATTTTCAACTCTATATCTCTCATATTGGCTTAGTGGTTCAGCCATTTAACCGATGTGTTTACCTTCAGTTCGAGAGAGGTTGTAAGAGAAGGAATTATAAATCCTCGTTTTGAAAACCTCTACTTTGTCGGAAATATGTAACTTATATTCTCCTAAGACAAAGTCTAAATCGTTCTTTAAACATATCCGAGTGTTATAGTCTCGGGCCGGGTTCAATAATAACCTAACTGTTTGGCAGTTATGTTCAGACCCGTCCCAATTATATTATTAACCGGAACCATTACATAAAAGGCATGATATGGTGATATTTTAATCTAAATCAGCATATGGCCTAAGTAAGTGTTTAAAACCAATTGGAGGTGGCGTAATTTGTTAACTTACGCGAACGAGAACCATTCGCATTCTTCGTCCTATTCTTATCGCGTGCGTTTCTTACCACATTGAAGTTCCAGTCTTAGTTCTCAAGTACCTTGTGTCACTTGTTGCTGAATCCCAGTGGAATACATTATGCTTATACGATAAGCCTTGGCCCCTAGGTTGATAGAGGGCCAGCCCTTAGCGCACATAAACGGCATAATCAGGATATTCTTTATAATTTGGGTCATATTTCCCCGAAAAGTAATTAGTATACGATTCATAATATCCGTCCGCGACTGGCGTAACGATGAAGATTACATAAGCGCATTTTGCGTTACCTGACATTAGAGTGTTATGTATCGACTCTGGTATGTCAGGATAATATACGACGTCATTTGCGAAAATTATCCTATCGCCTGGCTTTGAATTGCCAAGTTTCGCATTTTGTAGAACGTCTTTGTAAGCTGCGTTAGATCGTTCGCCTTATTTATCCGGAACTTAAAAGACTTCATCGCTAAATTGAATAGCAGATCCGTCTAATTTGCTCGTGTTAAGGTGAACGTTCGAGGGCACTCGGTTCTTTTTAAGATATTCAGTATCATAATCAAACAATGCGGATCGTATTGCGTATATCCGTTAGCCATTGTTTATTTTAGCTGTTTACCTATATTTTGAACCTATGTCAATCATTATGTCCTCGTTTTACATTTACGCAAAAGCTATAAGCTTCATGTAATCATTGGCCAATCTGACAAAACAATGAGTTTTATCGTCGCCGTCAATGGGGCGTTGGGCAAAGCCCTGTCTCAGAGCTTGCGAACATTGGGAATTTTAAATGAGTTGGAAGAATTCCTACTCCATCTCAAATGTCATCGCATAGTTTAGTGTGGCGCTGTTTATTTTTCTCACGCCTTTCTCAATGCGAAGCGATGGTGAAGCGAAGTGATTGCAAACGGCTTTTGTGGTAGTTAGGGGTTAAGCAGTTTTATCTGCTTGATCACCCGTTTGCTCTACTTTTACAGGCTCCTCAGTTTTGTTGCTCTAAGGAATTTTTACATAAGGTGTTTTCACATACACCTTCTTCTGTTTAGTATCTTTGCCTGTTTACTTCTTTTCATCATTAGGTTTGGTAGGTTCCTTGGTATCGGACGATGGCTTTTTATAAGGTTCATTAAAATCTTTTGGCTTTTACGCCTTTTAATTTTGAGGTTTGCTCCCTTCCTAATCGCAACTTTGGCTTTCGGCGGCAAACTTTTTCTCGGGTTTCGAACTTTTCGAAGAGTTAGGACTATTGGGGCGACCAAGCCCATAATCTTCACCCTCTTCAGGTTCAAAATCCCCTTAAAAACTATCATCTTTTTAACTTGGTTCCACAAATGGTTCATTGTCGTGTATTGGCTTTTACCTAACGTAGAAATGTCCTAACGTTTATCCTCTTTTTACTAGCAAGAAGATGCCATGTTAATGAACCGGTATGTCTTTCAGAGATTATGTGATGTTCGTACTCTCTTAGACGTACATGTTTACCCTGAGGAAGGTAGACATGCGTCGCGCTACTGCGACAGTGAGACCCCTGTTTTCGCCCTCTTTTTGTTTGCTGAGTCGAGTTTGATCTTTGTCGTCTTCTGTGTAGTCATATTTGTTAGCATTGAGCCAGTTCTCTAGAACGATAACCGCCGCTTTATATTCATTCCGGTCAAATTGATAACCGAAATAAGCTAGAATAGCATAGACTGCACAACAATTGTTTGTGCCAGGTGGTGACCATAAATTGTCAGCGACCTGCTCCCAACCGAGTAGGCGGGTTAAACCGTCCTTGTACGCTTCACCATAATAGTCAGCCGAAGGCTTGTTGGTGTCCTCTTGCGTAGGACGGGATGTTTTCTTATCTTGTGGGTACTTGTACTTTTTGTCTCGTTTTGCACCGCCACGTATAAGATTAAAATTTGGAAAGGATTGTCGGCATTCACTGCCGGGATGTCCAAAAACGGAAAAATCACTAGATGTTTGTTAAGCTTAAGCTGTTAATCGTGTAGTGGTTCTATG